TGAACAGTGAAATCGGATTTGGCAGAAAAGTGCTTCAGGTATTTGAAGACCAGGGAATCAGTTTTGAGCATCAATACTCTTATGGTAGCCAACTTGACGGTTCGCTTTTGAGTTTTGATTTGTGTCCTGAGTGTTCAGAACGGCTCCCAGTAGTGCTCGGCGCAATGTTTGTACATAATCCCTTAAAGGACGATTTCTAACGGCGAGTGCCGTATGAAATATAAGCCATCAATAAGCCAGACGGAGGATAATACATAAAATGAATAGTGCATGAATTGATTCAAGACAATAAAAAGAAACACAAGTGATTACCAATGAAACAAAATTACATAAAGGAGACTTAATATGGCAGATAGAATTTTTAATCTTCCTCAAACCCGTGGTTCTTTTGAGATGGCTGGTAAGGTCACCGGCACCCAGCGTAGTAACTTCTATAATGAGAAGGAGACTAAGAGTGATGCTATGCGCCGTGTCCTGAGCTTTGGTGTTCAGACTTCCAACGAAAACACCTTCTATATTGATCTGGCTGGTATGCCTCGTGATAAGGTTTACTTCTTCCGCCGTGCCGACAAGGACAAGGGCATCGAGAAGGACAAGAAGGAAGTCGCTTGGAAGGATCGTCTGACTTATGTTGCACCGGAAGGCTATGACATGATTGGCGTTAAGGTCGGTGTTACCAAGAAGACGAATGAGTCCGGTAAGGTCGTCAATGATAACAAGACCCTGACCGACTTCGATGCAGCTAAGGAGATTTCCGAGAACCTGCATGACGGTGACAACGTGTATGTTCGTGGTAACATCGAGTACAGCACTTACAACGGAAAGCACCAGATCCGCTTCGTTCCTACTCAGGTGTCTCTGAGTTCTAAGGAAATTGACTTTGATGCAGAGGGTTTCGAGGAACTGGCTCTGTTTACTCAGACCATTGTTTATACTGGTTGCCGCAAGAGCGATGAGTACGATGAGGTAGTTGTCGATGCAAAAATCGTGAACTACAACACCATCGAGGATGCAGAGTTCTTCATTGACTATAAGGCAAACACTCAGAATAAGGTTCTGGCTGATTCTATTCGTAAGCGTCTGAAGTCCTATACCAGTTTTGAGTGTTTTGGTCCCATCGTTAATCAGCAGAAGGTTGAGGAAGTTGAGACTGAGAATATCTGGGGTGGTCCTAACAAGATGAAGCGTCAGGGTACTCAGGCGGTTCGCAAGCTGTATATCGAGGGTGTTAATCCTGATTCCTTTGATCCGAATCCTGATGATAAGGATGCGGAGCCCACTTACACTGAGGACAATATCTCTGAGGCACGGGCAAAAATTGCTGCCAACGCTCAGGCAAAGAAGGATTTCGACGGCAAGGCTGCTGAGAACGACACTTCTTGGTGGGGTGGTTCTAACAAGTCTACTGCAACTCCTGTAAACGAGGAAGAGGATGACTGGGGAGTGTAATTTTTAGTCTTAGCTAAGTAATACAGGATACTGATAAAAGATTTAGAGAGGAATTTACATATATGGCTATGATTCGTAAGGCATCTGCTGTTCGTAAGAAGCTTCATATGCTGATTTATGGTGAACAGGGAACTGGTAAGTCTCGTATTGCAATGCAGTTATGTTATCTAAAGAACGCGGACGGTAAGCCGTTCCGTGTTCTATATCTGGATACCGAGAATGGTTCTATCGATAACTATACTGAGGAACTGGAAGCTAATGGTGTGAATCCTGACAATCTGTTGATTGTTTACACCCAGTCTCTGGCAGAAGTTCAGGATTATATCAAGATGGTTACCAACGATGAGAACATCGAAGATGAGAATGGGGATGTTTATCTGGATGCAGATGGCGAGCCGTTCCGTGCAGACGCTTTGGTTGTTGACTCCGCATCTATTCTCAAGATGACAGCCACCCAGGGCCTCACCGCCTTCTCGCAGAAGCGTGCCAAGGTTAAGGCCGCATCTCAGGGTCTGACCGGTGACGAAAAGGCAGTTAAGATTGAGGGTGCCGGCATGGAGCTCAAGGATTTCAATACCCTGAACTTTAAGGGTCAGTCTTTGATTTTGGATCTGAATGCATCTGGCGTGAACTATATTGTTGTTTGCCGAGAGAAGGACGAGAAACATACCAAGGTTGTGAATGGTTCTATTGTAAGTGAGCCGACTGGTCGCAAGATTCCTGATGGTTTTGCTGGTCAGGAGTACAACGTTGATACTGAGTTCCGCCTGTATTTCCAGGATGGTCAGCAGCTTGCTTTCTTCGATAAGGATCGTACTGGTATGCACAAGGGCGGTGAGGTTGTTGAGGATCTGACCCTGCTTGAGTATCAGGATATTATTTCCAGCAGCGCAAAGAATCGGGAGAACATCATCAAGAACGGCTTAAACGATGCTGTTAAGACTGAGGTTAAGCTGAGTATGCGTGACCTTGGTATCGAAAACGATGAGCCGGATGATGTTCCGGCAGATAAGAGTCCCGATAGTAAAGAGCCTTCTATGGATGACATCAAGGCAAAGCTGAATGACCTGATTGCTTCCGCTTCTCCTATGAAGAAGAGTGCCGCACAGAAGGCTGTTAAGGCGGCTGGCCTGTCTACCGCATTCCGTTCTATGACTGATATTGAGGAACTGAAGAAGGTCGCCGCAGTCATGGAGAAGGAACTGGCTTAATGGAACTAACCCGTAAATGCAAAATTTGCGGGAAGAACATTTTCATCGAGCGAGACCGTAGTGCTTTTTTCTACGATAAGACTGGCTTTTGCCATAAGGATTGCTTTGTAGAAAAAAAGAAAAATCAAAAACGCCCTTGGACAGATGACCTGCTAAGGGCATTTTTTGACAAAGTGAAAGACACTACGGACAAAAAGGTCGATGATCTTCTTTCCAAAAAGAGGGAGCAAGACCACAATCGTGAGCTTGCACATATCAAACAGGAAGAGAAAAAGATTCTTTTCGACCATATTCGAGATACATACGCCCCGGCGGTTGTTCCGGGTAGCTTTTACTCGAAACTTACGCAGTTGATTTCCGGTAATTATTACAAATATAGAGGTTCGATTCCTCCGCTAGAACTTTACGATATGTGGGTTCTAGCGAAACCCCGACTAGATAAGATAATTGCCGAGAAAGAAGCAAAGGGTTGTGATATGAGCCAGCGATGGAATTACGATTTGGCTGTTTTGCTGGCTCAGTATCCTAGTTATCTTGAACGGAAAGAAAGACTAGCTTCGATTCGCAGTGAAAGCGAAGGCAAAACGAAGGAAAATCTAACTGAAACGGTACTGAAACGGATGAGAACAGCACCGAAACAGAGTAAAAACGAGAATGAAATTGATATAAATGCAATTCTCGATGAGATATAAAAGAGGGAGGTGGATGAGTGGAACTCATTTCAAATATCCCGAACGAAATTCTATTTGTTGGCGCAATTTACAAGCATCCTGACTATTTGGTCGAGTATGGGCATTATGTCAAGAGCAAGTACGATTTTGCCGATGAAGCAACAAAATTTTTCTACGATTCAGCGTTAATTGTTTACGAGACTCGGACTCAAGAATTTAATAAAACGTCTGTTTTAACGTTTATGGCTGAAGACGAGTTCAGATTGTCCCAATACAAGCGGCTGAAGGGCTGGTCAACCATTGAATACTACATGAGCCTTGCGAATGACGATGATATCAAGGGATACTTTAATATCCTGAAGAAATATTCGCTACTTCGTGAGTACCAGAGAAACGGATTTAACATTGAAGGAATCTTGAAGCATCGACAGTTTGAAATGTTTGGTGCTCAGGACATTTACAAATTGATTCGTGGCAAGGCAGACAAGATCAATACGGTTATCATCACAAACGATGATGCTGAGATTTTGAATAATGGTCTGCTGCCAATGGTTAATGAACGTCTGAGTGTTCCTGATATGGGCTTGCCGTTCCAGTATCCTATCATGAACGATTTGTTCCGAGGATTGAAGCTGGGCACTGTGATGTTCAATGGTATGCCATCTAACGCTGGTAAGACTAGATACATGATGGCGATTGTTGCCTACGTCACATTGGTTCAAAAGCAAAAAGCTCTTTTGCTGCTGAATGAGATGGATCTTGAGTCAGTCCGGTATTGCTTACTGGTTACCGCCATCAACAATCCTGAATTTCAAGAGTTGCATGGTCATCGCTTCCACAAGGATGAGCGAGAAATCACTCTTGGAATGTACCGGGATGCAAATGGAAACTTCATCTTCCGAAAGCAAAACGAAGATGGAGAATACATAGAAAGCATTGATGAGTTTACCGCTCGTGTCTACGAAGAAAGCGAAGAGTACCGCAATGTGCTTGATGTTTGCCAGTGGATTGAGAGCGAATCACAAGGCTTGATTATCGCAAAGGATGTTTCTGCTGATTATAGTGACAAGTCCCTACGATTTGAAATCCAGAAGGCAGCTCTCACTCAGGGAGTTAAGTATGTGTTCTACGATACTCTAAAGAACGATATTGCATCTATTGGTGAATGGGCAGCGTTTAAGGTCACGGCCACCGAGCTTGAAGAGATTGCGAAAAATCTAAAGATCTTTATCTATGGCAGTATCCAGTTGGCCGAAAACACTCATGAGTATCTTCCTGATGAGCTGAATTCAAACAACATTGCTGAGTCAAAAATGATTAAACATGTTGCTTGGACGATGGTTCTGTTCAAGGAGATTCCAAAAGACAAGTTCGCGAAGTATCAATATATCTCTCATGACCCTGAGTGGGGCGGTGACTGTGCCCATCGGCTGAATCCAGATAAGCGGTATTACGTTGGAAACATCGATAAGAACCGTTTTGGTGAGAAAAAGAAAATCATGTTTGAAGTGAATTTGAACCAGAATGTCTGGAAAGAGGTCGGTGTCTGCACTAGAAAGTAAGGAGGTGTCTTGATGGATTGCCACTACATAAAAGTTACAGAAGGTACTTTTAAACAAGATAAAGAAACTATTCTTAGAAATTTAAAACGACAAGCAACAGATGAGAAGTGCAACAATACTGTTGTGACTGACATTTGCTGCGATGATGGTTCGTGTTGGGAAGGTAAGGTTGCATGGCTGACTGGTGAGTATGTTTCGCTCAAGAGTTTTTATCCTGATGACCCAGAGGGGCATGTGATTATCCCGCTGAATAGAATTCAGTATGTTTGTTTAATGAGATCCATTGAGACGTGTATTGACGAGTGGGAATCTAAAGTATGGTAAATATCGCAGATCTGAAAAATTACATTCTTGAAGAACAGCAGATTGAACCGATTCTGGAGGAACTTGGTTGTCATCATATCAGTCACAAGACTGGTTATTACCAGTGTGCAAATCCAGATGGTGACAATAGAACGGCACTCTGCATCTATGAGAATGAAAATCTTACTGCGGTAGATTACACACGAGATATTGCCAATGGAAAGACCAGTTATGATTTGATTTCTGTCGTCCAGTTTTTTCTGGAACTGTCTTTCCCAAAAGCTATTAAGCAAATCTGCGAATGGGTTGGACTTGATTACTATCACAACTTCGAGGAAGACCTTCCTAAAAGTATGTTGATTCTAAAAGAGCTCATTGCAATGCAAAATGAAGGTGAAGAACACGAGGATGACCGTCCGATAGTCCCAATCTCCGAAGCCATCCTCGGTTATTACAAACCTTATGTGAACCAGATTTTTGCTGACGATGGGATATCTTATGAGACGCAGCAGGAGTTTGAGATTGGCTTTGATGAACTGACAAATAGAATCACGATTCCAATCAGAGATGAAATCGGTACTCTGGTTGGTGTAAAGGGAAGATACTTTGGCAAGCCGCCTGAAGGCGAGATGAAGTACAAGTATATTGAGCCGTGTGCCAGAAACCGTATTCTGTATGGCCTGTATAAGACAGAGCCATACATTAAGAATAAAGGTCTGGTATATGTTGGTGAAGCTGAAAAGTCTGTCATGCAGATGTGGAATATGGATGTTTGCAACTGTGTGGCGACTGGCGGTAAGAAGGTTTCACAGAATCAAATTGAAATTTTAACACGTCTTTGCGTTGATATTTGTTTCGTCTTTGATAAAGACGTTCAGCTTAGTGAGCTTATGGTTCTCGCCAATCGATTTGTCGATGGCGTAAGTGTGTATGCTGTAGTAGATGATAAAGGGATTCTGGATGAAAAGGAGGCCCCGACTGACAATCCTGAAAAATTTAAAGCATTGATTGAGAATTGTGTTAGGAGAATTAAATGAATGTAAAACTCTGGAAGGGGAGTAGGAACGACCTATCAGACCCGATTGGAACGATTATGGAGAACAGAGGGGTTGAGGATTATAAGACCTACATGAACCTAGATGATTCTTGTCTGAATTCTCCGTGGGAACTGGATAACATGGAAGATGCTGTCCGGCTGTTGAACAAACATATCTGGAATAAGTCTATTATCTCTATCCTTGTAGACTGTGATGTGGATGGATTCACAAGTGCTTCAATGATGTTTCAGTATTTGAAGACGATTGGTTATTTTGGAAAAATCAATGTTCTGCATCATAGTGGCAAGGAGCATGGACTCTCTAAAGAAATTGAGGTTCCACATGAAACTACATTGCTGATTATTCCTGATGCTGGCAGCAACGATGTTGAACAGTGTAAGGAACTCAGCGAAAATGGCATCGATATTCTGATTCTTGACCATCACATCTGCGACAGAGAGAATCCTTACGCAGTAATCGTCAATAACCAGAACGGTACATATCCTAATAAGGAATTGTCTGGCGCTGGCGTGGTGTATAAGTTCCTTCAGGCTGTTGATGAATATAATTGGACTGATGTTGCAGACCGGTATCTTGATCTGGTGGCCGTCGGAAACATCGGTGACGTTATGGATATGCACTCGCATGAGACAAAACGACTTTGCACAAAGGGTCTGGCACGAATTGTAAATCCGATGATTTGTGCTTTGGTTGAGGCGAATAGCTTCAACATCAAAGGTGACCCGACTATCAATGATGTTCAGTTCTACATCGTTCCGATGATGAACGCACTGATTCGTGTTGGCTCATCCGAGCAAAAGAAGCGGATGTTCCGTGCAATGGTCGGTGAAGAGCAGACTTTCCAGTACACTCCGACTCGTGGCAAGAATGCCGGTGTTACGATTGACGAGACTCTGGCGCAGCATGTAGCTCGTGAGTGTTCGTCTTGCAAGTATCAGCAAAACAAGACCAAAGACAAGGCTGTCGCAGAGCTTCAGGAACTGATTGAAAAGCACAATGCAGATCAGAATAAGATTCTCTTCTGCAACTCCACTGGCATTCTTGACAACACTCTGACTGGTGTTGTGGCAATCAAGCTGGCTGAAATGTATGCAAAACCGTGCGTATTGCTTCGTACATTCGCTGATGAACCGGATTATTACGGCGGCTCAATGAGAAATCCTGACGGCTCTCCGATTGAAAGTTTAAAGGAGTTCTTGATGAGTACCGGAGATTTTGAGTCAGTTCTTGGTCATGATAATGCTGCTGGTGTGAAAATCAAGAAAGAAAATGTGCCAAAGGCGATTGCGGATTGCAATGAGCTGCTTAAAGATGTCACGATGAGTAAGGCAATCGTGGTTGATTTTGATTTTGACTATAGTAGGTTGACTGTTGCATTGCCGAAGACCATGTATGAAATGCATAAAATCTGGGCACAGGGAATCTCCGAGCCGTATTTCTACATTAAAAACGTTCCGCTGATTCATAGTGGATGTGCTCCGATTGGCAAGAACGGCAATATGTGGAAGTATTCTGATGAAGAAAAAGGCATTGATTTTGTGTGCTTTGCTGATAATGGCCGGATGATTGGCTGGATCAACAATGACTTTTATGGTGGTCAAGAAGAAAAATACATCAATGCTGTATGCCGGTTATCTTTAAATCAGTATGGAAACAAGGTGACTCCGCAGGCGCAGATTGTTGATTTTGAGGTGATTTGATATGTGGAATTGGAAACGTGCTATCGCCATCGACTTTGATGGCACTCTCTGTGAGAATAATTATCCTGATATCGGTGAACCAAACTGGAATGTCATTTATCAAGCAATTCAGGAACAGAAACACGGTGCTGGTCTGATTCTCTGGACTTGCCGTGAAGGAAAGCTTTTGTATGATGCAATGGAGGCTTGCTTTGATTGGGGCATTCAGTTTGATGCAATCAATGAGAGTCTTCCTGAGTGGAAAGAGCATTTTGGAACCGCTCCTAGAAAGGTTGGAGCTGATGAATATTGGGATGATAAGGCTAAAGTTGTAAAAAATGGAGAGTTGGTTGATAATGACTACTGTTGGACAACTTGAAACAGCAATCCGTGATTTTATTGAAGAATGCAAAAAACAAAGTGATTCTGAGTGGCCGTGTTTACAGTGTCCCTATGAACATTTTTGCGACAGATTAAGGTTCCCGTTTGATATTCTTCCAAGCGAATGGGTGATTGACGATGCTAACTCCTGAACAGTTTGAGGCTGACGTTAAAGAATTTATTGCAGAATGCCAGAGCCATCCGGTGCTTGATTTATCAAAAGATGATCCATGCGAAGGGTGTCGCTTTGAGGATTTTTGCGATAGATTCTATACGGGTGATGGTAGTACATGGCATTGGCGTGTTTATGAGAGGGGTGAATGAATGGTTTACATTACAGGCGATATTCATGGCAACTTTAATCGTCTCTTAAAGATAAATAAATTTTGCATTAAACATAGGCTTGGAAAGAACGACTGGATCATCTGTCTTGGTGATGTTGGTCTAAACTATTATGGTAAGGATAACATCAACGAATGGAGAGTTAAGACCATTGCTGCGGACATCCCTGCGAATTTATTCTGTATTCATGGAAATCACGAACGCCGCCCGTCTCGTAAGGATGGTTATAAAACAAAGGAAATCAGTGGAGATATTTGCGGTAAGGTGTGGCATGACCCACATTATCCAAATCAGTATTTCGCTATCGATGGCGAAGTCTATCAAATTCTTTCTGGTGTAGAGATGTTAAACTGTCTTGTCTGTGGCGGAGCCTATTCTGTAGATAAATATTATCGCTTGGAACGTGGCTGGAATTGGTGGCCGGATGAACAGCCGAATGAGAAGACTAAGAAAAAGATCTGGAACATTACGCATGACCCTCAAATTGATGACATTGATGTTATGCTCACGCATACCTGTCCATTCCGGTTCATTCCAACTGAATTGTTTATCGGTGGTATTGATCAAAGCACAGTAGACCAGTCAACTGAAATATTCTTTGATAATATATACGAATGCTATCCTAACGATTGTAAACCATTCTGGTACTTCGGCCATTTCCATGGCAACAAGTACACCGATGGCTATGTGATGCTTTTCGACGATATTATTAAGTTTGGAGATAAGAGGAAGGAGTAAGAATGTCAAGTAGTTTACACACGCACTCGAATTACAGTCTGCTAGATGGGTACTCTTCTCCTGAAGAAAATCTAAAAAGAGCATCTGAACTCGGTTTAAAGGCCGTTGCTATTACAGAGCATGGTGAGGTAACAAGCTGGCCGTACTACTCAGAACTAAAAGACAAGTATCCGAATGTAAAACTTCTTTATGGTATTGAGGCATATGAGTGTGAGGACAGGGAAGTAAAGGACAAGAACAGTAAATACTGGCACTTGATTATCATCGCAAAAAACGAAGCTGGTCGTCAGGCGGTCAATCGTCTATCTACACTTGGTCATCTTCATGGCTTTTACAGCCGTCCTCGTATCACAAAAGAGGATATTGCTAAGGAAGACACGAATAATTTGATTATCCTGTCTGCTTGTTTGGCAAGTAGGCTATCCAAAACGGATGATTATGACACTTGTGTCAAGCTGGTCCAAGAGTATAAGAGCTTATTCCCTCACTATTATCTTGAGGTTCAGGCTCACGCAAACAGTGAACAGGCAAGATACAATCAGAAAATCATGCGGTTGGCAAACGATACTCACACAAAAGTAGTTGTCACAAACGATGTCCATGCTGCCACCAAAAAGGATCTTTATTATCAGGACTACTTCCTTCGTATCGCACATGATACGGAAACTGCCGCAGAAATCTATGAAGGATGTTATTTCATGTCTCGCGAAGAGCAACATGAAGTTCTTGATAGTCAGATTGGATATGATGCAGCAGAATGGTGTATCAACAACACTGATGAGGTTGCTGACTTGTGTGACTATGTGGATATGCCTTGGCACGAACCTGAACTTCCCAAAATCGAGATTCCTACACAGTATTCTAGCTCAGCAGCTTACCTGAAAGATCTTGTAAAAGAGGGATGGAAGAAACGCGGTATTGACAAGTTTGATGTAGAAAAGCAGAAGATTTATCGTAAGCGTGTTGATGACGAGTTGTTTGTCATTGAGAAGAAAGACTTCTGTGACTACTTTTTAATTCTGGTTGATTACATTAACTGGTGCAAGCAAAATGATGTCATTGTTGGCCCTGGGCGTGGTTCTGCCGCTGGCTCACTTGTATGTTACCTGATTGGCATTACGCAGCTTGATTCAATCAAGTATGAACTTGACTTCGGACGATTCCTTACCATTGAGCGAAAAGACCTTCCTGACGTCGATGTTGATGTCAGTGACCGTACTAAGGTTGTTGAGTATCTGACACAAAAGTACGGTGAAGATCGAGTGGTTCAGGTTATGAATATCGTGTACACCACTCCGGTTACTTCAATTCAGGATGTTGGTAAGGTGCTCGGTTTCCCGTATGCTGAGATAAGAAAAATCAGCGAGAAATTCGTTCAAAAGACATGGAAAGATTGCCTTGAAGCCAACCCAGAAGTAGCTGAGAATCCAAAATATAAGGAACTACTTGATATCGCAAGTCATATCAATGGTCGCCCACGAGGGTATGGTATCCATGCTGGCGGCGTTATTGTTTGCCGACATCCTTATTACGAGTATATCGGTATCCGGCACGGTACTGACGGAGAGCACGTTATCTCTGTTGACAAGGTGATGGACGAGAAGATTGGACTTGTTAAGTTTGATATTCTTGGTGTTGCGTCGCTGGTTGCCATTGATGAAGCGAAGCGTGAGGATAATATTCCAGACTGGGAAATTGATATCAACAATCCTGAGTTTGAGAACGACAAGGCAACTTACGATTTGATTTGCTCCGGTAAGACAGACAATCTATTCCAGATTGAATCATCCGGTATGAAAGATCTGGTTGCGCAGCTTCAGCCTAGGTCGATTGAAGAGTTATCTGCTCTGATTGCTCTTTATCGTCCTGATGCAATGCCGTCGATTCCTACATATGTTGATTGCAAGTATCATCCTGAACATATTCACTACTTCCATCCTGATATGGAACCAATTTTCCGCAGTACCTATGGCGTGAACATCTATCAGGAACAGAGCATGAAGCTCACGAAGGTCTTTGGCGGTCGAAACGATGCCGGTGCTGATAGAATGCGTAAATGTTTGGCAAAGAAAAAACCTGAGAAAGTTAAGGAAGAAGTTACTATCCTCCGAAAAGAAATACTGGATAACGGGTACGACTCTCGTACCGCAGAGTATATTTGTGACGAATTGTCCACCAAGGGTGGATATGGATTGACGAAAGTTAAGTCCCTTATGTTGGCAACAGCATAAGCAAACGCCGAATATGCGGGAAACTCCTTAGAGCCTTATGTACCAAAGTGTAATAATCATAAGGATTGGACAATCCGCAGAGATAGCGCAGAAATGCGAAGCTCTCAACGACTACCAAGGCGTATTTCGCAAGAAATAATGGTATAGTCTACTCCCTATACAAATACTGCGAAAGCAGGGGTATGAAGATTAACAAGTCACATTCTCAGGCGTATGCCGTTATCTGCCTTCAAACCGCATACTTAAAAACACACCATCCGCTTGCATTCTTTAAGGCTATGCTGAATCTAAATAAAGCAAAGGTCGGCAAGGTCAACAAGATCATGGTGGATGCACGCAGCTTTGATATTCAGATTCTTCCGCCGAGTATCAATCGTTCCGGCATGGACTTTACTGTGTCAAATGGTAAAATCCTGTTTGGCTTATCTGCTATCGGTGGTATTGGCAATACACTTGCTGAGGCTATCATTGCAGAGCGAGATAAGAATGGAAAATTTAAGGGGCTTGAAGACTTCATGAGTCGTGTCCGTACAACGAAGGCGCAAATCATTGCGTTGGTCAAATCCGGTGCGATTCCTACAAAGAACAAACGAATATTCTTGGAAAAGTACATTGCCAGCGGTTTGGAACAATCTGAGTTTAAGCCAGTCAGTACACTTCCTACCAAAGCAGTTTTGCTGAGTAAGTGGGATATTGATACGGAGCATTATAAGGTTGGTAAGAAGGTTGACAAAGAAACCGTCCTACGAATCTATAATGAAAAGCGTCGTGTCGTACATGAAACCGAGAAGCTGAAAAAGAAAGAAGCATATATGGCCGAGCAGACCACGAAATATCTACAAGATGAAGAACTTTGGGAGTTCCAGACTTTACAGACCTTTATCAGTGACACGAATCCTTTCGAGAAGGCATTTGCTTATATCAAGGATTTCTCTGAAATTGAAGAAGGTGATTCTTGTGTGCTTGTTGGTATTATCGCAAAGATCCAAAAGAAGAAAACAAAGACTGGTATGCAGTTTGCATTTATAAATCTGTATTCTGGCGATGGTATCATTGAGCTGACCGTATGGCCGAGAGTCTTGTCGTATTATCAGGATTTAATTGTAAAGGGAAGTCAGGTAGCTGTGCTTGGAAAGAAGGAAGATGAATCGCACGTTATTGCAAGCAACTTCAAACCTTACAAGCAGTGGTTGCATGATAGAGAGATTGCGTAATGAAAGGTATATTATTTACTACTGACGGAGAGGTTCTTTGTGAATTTCCTGAGTTTGAAATTGGGAATCATTACAAAGACAAAACTGTGATCAAAATACATTGTACGAATTGTTGCGTTGTGAGAAAAGTTCAGAAATGGAAATTCGATTATGCAGAACAATGCGAGCGTACCACAAAATGGTTTTATTGCAGAGTGTGCGGAGGACTGACAGAATTTAGATTAGGTGCATAATAAGAGGGCTATAAAGTGGCAGATAAGAAATTTAATGAAAATATGATCCGTTGCTACATCAGGATAAAACGAGTCTTTTATCCGAAAGATGGGAGGGAGGTGGAGCCCGGCGGCTTCGCCACTTTCTCTGCCGAGGTGGTAAAAGTCAAGCAGGGACATCCTATCATGAGCCGATACAGCGACCTCCGGCTAAAAGGCAACGTTCCTAGCCTCGATATGAATAAAACTTATTCGTTCTGTGGTGAATATGTTCATCATGAAAAGTTTGGTGATCAGTATAAAATTATCTACATGAATGAGTTTCAAGAGATTACTGACCCGGAAGAACAAAAAAGCTTTCTCCGTTTTATCTTGACCGACCATCAGTTTGAGATGCTTTATGAAGCATTCAAGAATCCGTATGAAATCATCAAGAACGGTGATGTCAAGTCTCTTTGTACTGTTAGCGGCATTACGGAAGGTCGAGCACAAAAGATTATTGACTCCTTTGAAAACAACATTGATAACAGTGAAGCGTACACAAAACTGATTGAGTACGGTTTGACTCCCAGTGCTATTGAAAAGCTTGTTCGTCAGTATCACGGTGCAGACATTCTGGTAAAAAAGATTGAGGAGAATCCTTACGTCCTGATTGATGATGTGTATGGCATCGGCTGGAAAAAAGCTGACGCTCTTGCTTTAAATATGGGCTTAAAGCACAATTCGCAATTCAGAATCGAAGCCTACGTCATGCATTTTCTTGCCGACCGTGCTGAAGAAGGTAACTCTATTATCTCGGCAAACCAGACAATCAATAGCTGTATCAAGGAACTTGAATTGGACGAGGGAGATCAAGAGGTCATCAAGAGGGCACTTTTTCATCTGCATGATGTACGTGAAACACTTTGGTGGAGCGATGACCGTCAGGAATTTGCTCTAACTAGAGTGTGGAATCTGGAAGATAGTATTGCGAAGGAAATCAAGCGTCTGGCGGATGCTCCTGTTGAGCCGATTGGTCAAAATATGGATGCAGCAATCAATGAGGCCGAAAATGCGCTTGGCATCGAGTATACCGAAGAACAGAGAGATGCCATTAAAAAGGTATGCTCTAGCAACGTCTGTATCTTAACAGGCTACGGCGGAACTGGCAAAAGTACCGTTGTCGCTGGTGTCTTAAAAGTTCTTCGTGGTAAGTCTTTTGCACAGACTGCACTCTCTGGCCGTGCTGCCGCTCGTATGCAGGAGATTACTGGTCAAGATGGAAAGACGATTCATCGTCTCCTTGGATATGACATCGAGAACGGTGGGTTTGTTCACGATAAGGACAATCCTCTGGATGAGGACATCATCATTCTGGATGAGACCTCCATGGTTGGCGCTCAATTGTTTTACGATTTGATTCAGGCTATCGAGACCGGAAAGCGATTCATCATGATTGGTGATGACGGACAGCTTGAGAGCATCGGTATGTGTAACATTTTCAAGGATATGCTTGCATCTAAGGTTGTTCCTGTGGCTCGTTTGACTAAGATCCATCGTCAGGCAGCCAAGTCTGCAATTATCACGGAGAGCATTAAGGTTCGTAACGCTACGCAATTGGTGCCTTATGGCTGGGCTGGTAGTGAGATTCGTGGTGAACTTCGTGATTTGGAGCTTGATATCTATAAAGACGCAAGTGAGTCATTCAACCACATCATCAATCAGTACCGTACCTTATATAATAAGGTAGGGAATGATAGTGCGAAGATTCAGATTGTACTTCCACAGAAGTTGCGTGGTAGTATCTGTACTTATGAAGTCAATAATGCTATTCAGGAAATTGTGAATCCGAGCCGTGGTCAAGCAGAAGCAAAGGTCACAATCTATGGTGATGGCAAGGATAGGGTGTATACTCTGCGTGAGGGTGATCAGGTCATCATCAACAAGAACAACTATGAGCTTCACACATACAATCTCAAGACAAAGAAAAAAGAAGAGAAGTGTCCGGTGTTCAACGGAAACCGTGGCATTATCCGAAAGATTGAGAGTAGTTTTATCCTGGTTGATTTTGACCAGTGGGGAACGATCTTCATTCCGCATTACTTTGGTGGGAATAACATCTGGGCAACGCTTGAACTTGCTTATGCTTTGAGTTGTCATAAACTGCAGGGCAGTGAGGCTCCATATGTGATTGTTGGCATGGACAACTCGGCGTACATGATGTTGACGAGAGAATGGCTCTATACGGCCATCACTCGTGCCAAGAAGTATTGTGTGATTTGCGCCGAAACTCATGCTCTTGATCGGGCTGTAAAGACTTCGAGAGTTCCATATAAGCGAACGTTCCTGAAGGAATTTTTACGGAAAGAATTTTCAGAAAAGCATTGACAATTATATTGGTATCCTGTATAATATATCTATAAAAAGTCTCCATCCCGGAGGCTTAAAATTCTCTCTTTAGCTATATAATGCAGGATACGGGAAAGAAATGGCTTGCTCGTAACGACAAGCCTTTCTTTATTAGCTATAACTATATAACACAGGATACGCAAGGAGGCTTTATGACAGATAAAGAGCTCATAGGTAAGCTTGATGCGATGGTTAAGGCATTGCAGAAAGCAAAGAAGAAGACGGAAAAGACCCGCATTTTGTTGGATGCACGTAAGGATTTTGGAGATGAAGCTGATGAATTGATGGCGTTTTTCCGATTCCTGCTCGACCCGGCAATTGTTACTGGTCTGTCGGACGCAAAGATCAATAAGAAGGTAACTGCAAAGCCGGATATCGAAATTCAGTATCTCAGCTGCGGATACCTTTATATTATGGGCGCTGGGCACAACACTGGCTCTGATGCATCCATCGCAACAATCCAAAATTACTTACATAAAAACCCTGAGTACGAAGAGTTCCTGAAGCGACTGTTCACTAAGAACCTGCCGATTGGAGTTGAAGCAGCTACCATCAATAAGGTGTACGGCGAAGAGATTATTCCTGTTTGGGAGGTTCAGCAGGGATATCCGATTGATAAGGTTAAGCTAAAGAATGGTACTTGGTTCAGCCTTAGCCAGAAGATGAATGGCAACAGGGGAACCATGCATAGAGGTGAACTTATCTCTCGGCAGGCACAGAAATTTAAAGGACTTGACCATATAAAAAATGACCTGCTTGCTCTATACGATGGAGACGTCTCAAAGCGAGATTCTTGGGTATTTGATGGAGAACTTATCTATAAGAATCCCGAAGGAATGTCGGACGGAGAGGCTTTTCGTTATGGCACTGGCCTATTGAACTCGGATAGTAAGGACAAGACGGGTATCAAATTCGTTATTTTTGATGTCATTCCTGTTGTTGAGTTCGACCGCAGTAAATGCACGGTTCCGTATCGGATGCGCCGTGAATGGTTAAATTGCCTTCGTGCAGAGATTACTCACAAGCACCTTGAAAATATTGAGATTGTGCCGATGGTCTATGAGGGCACTCACCAGAGTGTGATTCCTAAGTGGCTCGATTATGCGGTCGAAATGGGATGGGAAGGTTTAATGTTGAACACGAACGTCCCTTACCGTCGGGCTCGTCACAACGGATGTCTCAAAATTAAGCGTTTTTATACTGTTGACCTGCGAATCACCGCGATTGAGGAAGGTCAGAACCGTCTGGCTGGTACAATGGGCGCTATTGTTGTTGACTACAAGGGCAACGAGCTTCGTGTCGGCTCTGGTTTTGATGATACTACGAGAGCTGCTGTGTGGGCAAATCCTGATAATTACATCGGCAAGATTGTGGAGTGTAAATATAAAGAGGTCAGCTGTGATAAGAAAACTGGTGCTGAATCTCTGCAATTCCCGACCTTTGTGCGATTCCGAAACGATAAGAACGAAGTGAGTTACGGATAAGGAGAAAGCTATGAATCTTTCCAAGAATACTCGAAAGAGGATTTATAGAACTGTTCTTGCTAATTGTCATATGAAAAATGGCGTAATGGTTCCGTTTGAAAGTAGTAGGCTGTCAACTATTTGGAGTTTCTTTGCTGTATCTAATAAGCGATATCCTGGTCAGCTATATGGTGTGCTTCGAGACGATAGAATTTGGAAAGACAAGTCGATTCATGCAATTGAGCAAGATATCTTGTCGCCGAAACAATTATTCAACCCGCATTGTCCTATCGAAATTGGAAAACAGATTGTTAAACGATGGACTGAATTAGGATATTCATGGAAGGAGTTTAGACTATGAATCTTTCTAAGAAGTCTATTAAACATATTCTTCGGATTCTGGATAACAAATGTGTCGAAGTTCCTACAAAGACATCTGCTTATAGCAGTGGTGGACGTAGAATTTTGACTCGTGATTTTGAGCCAAAGAAGTCACACGGAATGAATGGCTGGAAACGAATCGTCTATGTACCGTCCGAAGGATATTTCTACGGAATTTATAACGGAAAATCGGAAGAAGATTGGGATATTCCAGATATCTGGTCTCCTGCACAGCTTGCTGATTTGTGAGGTGTAAAATGCTACTTTTAACGCAAGACGGAGAAATTATAAATCTTGACCGTATGGCAATCATTGATACCGCAAGCCTTAATGTTTATGCAAGGCAGGGCATGGGTGAGCGTGGAATTATCCTTGGTAGTTATAACTCTGAGAGTAGATGCTACAATGTTATTGCAGAAATTTATGACGAATATGCACATGGACAGGATGTGTATTCTATGCCGAAGGATTAACTATGAACGACTTCCGAAAACTAGCCATCCCAAAGAAAGAACGACTTGAAGTTCAACTTACTGATGGCACAGAAGAACACGATATATTATACATAATTACATCTCTAGCCACTATTAAAGGTGCTGAGATTTTTAAAAATTTTCGTTTGTATTCTGTAGGCTCCGCCGGGGAGCTCAACTTATTAGAGAAGCAAGACGGCGATCCCTACTTTGATAAGCTGAAAGGAACAGAATATGAGTAATTCGATGAATCGAGAAGACCGGTGCAGAGAGCAGCGTAAGGCACGAATCCTTGCCCGGCGAATCAAGAAGGCCGGTGGTCCCGACTTTCTGGCTGGAATGCCGGTTGAAGAGTGGGAGCCAAAGATTGGTGATGAGGTTACTATTAAGGTAAAGAGGATTCAGGGCAAGAAGGACTTCTTTAAGATGAGTCCTCAGTATCAGGACTTTATCAATAGCCTTGAGGATGGAAAGCCTTACAAGATTACCAGTACCGGTATGAAGGGTCAGGTTTACGGCATTGACGCACATCCTTATTTCCAGATTTGGAAGGGTGATATGGAACCCTACAAGGAGCCCTAATGAGGATGTACTTCAGAACGGACTATTATACCGATGTTGGCATAGATGAAGTCGTTCGGCTTCAAAGAGGAACTACATACGAAGTAGTTTCAGAAACTGAATTTTTTTATTTTATCGTAACTGATAATGAATCATTCAGGAAAATGCTAAACATTGTCATGATTCCCAAAGAAGATCTCGAAGATGATGTCTATGTGGTGACCGGCAAAAGTGAAGAATTTAAGGAAGGAGGTGGGGCGATATGATTGGTATTGACCATCGTGAGCAGGGTCGTAAGGAACGAGCCCTTGCAGAATATTATAGAACCTTGGCTCGATATCCAACTGAATGTGGAGATCCGATTACATATCAGTTATCAGAAGAGCAGCTTAAACAGGTTCTCTGTGGAGAGGTTACTGTGGATGAGTTGATTGAAAGAGGTGAGGTAAATGGGAGACAGGATTAAGATGTGGATCGCTTTCGTTAAGATTTTTAAGGATTATCTTATTGTGGTCGGAATCATGATTGCGTTGTGGCTGCTGTCTTGCCTTATCAAATATGGGATTTCAGTATCCAACTTTCCAGATTGGTTTAAGTTTGCACTTCTAAAGTAATGGAGGATTAAATGGTAACCGATATTCTTAACAGAGAAATTCATGTTGGCGACACAGTTCTTAGAGCTAGAACTCAAAAAAGTCGAGGAGTCCTTTGGAGTATTCATAAAGTTGTCGCCATTATGAACGTAATGATTAAAGTTCAAGATGGAAAGTACACTTTAAATGTCGCACCTAAAAATTGCATCGTAATTGGTGAGAACGACATTCCTGAAAACTGGCAGGACGAATATTAAGGAGAATTAAATGACAGTTGATTTGATCGCGTACACACAGCGAGTTGTTCCTACAAGTGATAAGAACCCTTTAGATATTGTGGAGGAAGCTGCGAGTATTTGTTATGACTCTTCAATGACTGACGACTATAAAATTGCTAAAGGATGTAAAGCCAGTGGTCACTATTCTGTGCTTGAACACATCAACTTTACGTTCTATGTTAAAGATGTAAGTCGAGCACTTCTGGCACAGATTAGTCGTCATCGACATATTAGCTTGAGCTGCCGCAGCCAGCGTTATTGCAGCGAGGATGGATTCAAGTATGTGAACCCGTTTACCGGTGAAGATGCTGATGTTTTCGATAATATGATGTCGGACATTGATACCGATTATCAGATCCTCAAGAAGTATCACAACGCCAAAAACGAAGACGCCCGTGCAGTTCTGCCAAATGCTTGCTGTACAGAGTTTTACATTACGATGAACGCTCGTGCTTTGATTGAGATGAGTCATCTTCGACTTTGTTCTAGGGCTCAAAAAGAAATCCGCGAGATGTTTACAGAAATGAAGAAGGAAGTTGCACAGGTTTGTCCTGAAGTAGCAAACTGGATGGTTCCTTCTTGTGAGGCTAATCCGAAGTATCCGTTCTGCCCAGAGGGTCGTGGTTGCTGTGGCCGTCATCCGAAGCTGGCAGATGTTTATAAGCCTATTGAAAAGAACAAGGAGGTTATTGATGGAAACACTTGACGAAATTAAGAAGAATGTCGATCATCCGTCTCATTACGGCGGTGCAGACAATCCCTATGAGGCCATCAAAGTGCTACGGGAGTGGCAGTTAGACAAGGATGCTTATCTTTGGAATGTTGGTAAGTATCTAAGCCGGGCAGGTCACAAAGATGGTAATTCTCAGCTTCAAGATTTGACGAAGGCACGTTGGTATTTGGACTATAAAATCCAGCTTTTAGAGGAGCAACAGAAGATTACTGAAAGTGTCGTAGATACGCTAAAGAAGATTCCTGATGAGACTAATGATAAGCTGACTACGATGCCCAATAGTTCGCATGATTATCCTACTGTCCATGAGTGGGATGGGCTTACTTGTCATCCAATCAACCAATCCGACAAATTAGCAAAAGCAGAGCCGATGTGCAACATCGAGACTGCCGTGGTTCCTGATTGCGCCGATGAGGTCAAGTTTTAAGAGGTTTACATAAATGAGATACAACTGGAAGTTACCTATTATCGTTATTTGCGTCGTGTTTATTTCCATTCTTGGCATGACCTTTATGGTGCAGGGGCCTAAGAACACGGCCATCTCTTATGAAGAACAGATCCAGGAAGCTAAGTCTGGCATTGAGATTCAGGAGAAGCGCAGAGCTGATCTGATTCCAAATCTGGTTGAAACCGTCAAGGCTTATGACCAACATGAGTATCAGACCCTGATGGATGTTGTGAATGCTCGTGGCACTTCCGGCCAGACCGCTCAAGAGATTACGACTCAGATTGCAGCTATTGCGGAAGCATATCCTGAACTGAAGTCTAGCGACAACTACAAGGAGCTTATGAATGAGCTATCCGTCACTGAAAATTTGATTGCAAACTATCGTGGCGATTACAATCGTGTCGTGAAGGAATATAAGCAGAGCGTTCGTAAGTTTCCGAACTCCTTTCTGCTGGGTCTGACTGGATATGAGGTTCAGAATTATGAGTATCTGTCCTATGAGGGGAATGAGGCAGCACCGGCAGTCGGCAACCTTTTTGGAAATCGGTAATGCCGAAATTACTTATCGTGAATTGATCGTCAGTGTTGGTATTGTGTTCATCATGCTGATACTTGGTAGCGTTATCGCTGGAAATATCACCAGAGATTCGCTTGAGCAGAAGAAAGAATATAATACAGCAATTTCGATTGAGTCCGAAAATATGTTCGATTATGGAATAAGAACTAACGTAGGCAACGCCTTTTGCCAAGGCGCACTAGAAGCAGTAGATACCGTAAGTGATTCACGTATCGACGGACAGTGGATGTACATCTATTGCGAAGAAAAGCATTATACGATGCATACACGAACTGTAACTACTACGGATAGCAAAGGCCATACAAAAACAAGAGTCGAAACGTACTGGACTTGGGATTATTACAGTTCAGAAGAACACAATTCTAAGAATATTACGTTTCTTGGCAAAGAATTCAAGTATGGTGACATCAAAATGCCATCAAGCAAGTACCTGACAACTGTACAAGTCAGTCCTCATGTGAAATTCGAGTTTTATGTCAAAGAAGTTCATTATGATGGTACGTTGTTTGCAAATTTGAGCGATAAAACTATACATAATGCACAGTTCATTAAGGATAAAAACATCGAAGAAGCACGAGATTATATGATTTCTGCAGCTGGTACACGAGTGATTTGGTTTTATGTATTCTGGATCGCATTGATTGTAGCTGCGGTCGGAGTTTTCTATGTAGCTGAAAATCGTTGGTTGGAAGATTAAGAGGTGATTGCATGGAATATGTAATTAAACGCGATGGAACGAAAGTTCCTTTTGATAAGAGTAAGATTGTAAATGCGATTGAGAAGGCGATGACCTGTACGCCGGGTGGTATCGACGCTCGTGTGTCGAATGCGATTGCTGACTATATCGCAGACATGCCGGACATTCTTTCTGTTGAGCAGATTCAGGATATCGTAGTGGACAGTCTAGCAAATAGCCCGTTCATTGATGTTGCAGATGCATATAGTCAGTGGCGGCAGTATCGTCAGGAAATTCGAGATAAAGAGAAAACCAACGCAAGTATTCTTGAAATTCTTGATGCCCAGAACGACGCAATCAATCAGGAAAACAGTAATAAGAATGCAACCATCAATAGCACGCAACGTGATTACATGGCCGGAGAGGTATCTAAGGAACTAACTGACAGACTTCTACTTCCAAAGGATATCCGAGATGCACACAAAAATGGTTTAATTCATGTGCATGATAAAGATTATTTTGTGATGCACTGCCATAATTGCGATCTGGTCAATCTGGAAGATATGCTCCAGAACGGCACCGTCATCTCCGGCACCTATATCGAGAAGCCCCACAGCTTTTCCACCGCCTGCAACATTGCCACCCAGATCATTGCACAGGTGGCTTCGATGCAATTTGGAGGTCAGAGTATTACACTTTCACATCTGGCTCCATTTGTAGATGTTTCCCGCAAGAAGATCACAAGTGAAGTACACCAAGAATTTTACGAGATGGTTCAGAATAATGAAATCGATAAGAT